GTGGATTGAAAATAAACTCAATAATCGACCTCGTAAAAGACTTGGATACCTCACGCCAAACGAAAAATTTAAACAAATTATTAATCAGAATTCTGTTGCATTTGCAAGTTGAATTCAGCTATAAATATGACAGATAAAATAGAAAAAAAGGAGGCAACCCTTGCAGTGCCGTACAATGGCGAGGACAACAACGATTATGTCGATGGCAAGGGCTTCTGCTGCAATGACGGCAGCTTGGAGGCTGCGCAGGCACGTGCTATGGCACGAGCAGCAAAGAACAACTTCCAAGAAAGCGATACATACGAGAAGATGCAGTTCTACTACCACCCAGACCATTTGGGTAGCAGTAGTTAGTGTTGCAGAATTAAAGATTGGAAATATTCCAAGTATATTGTGTCTTGAAATCGCTCACTCCACATTTTTGAAAGAAAATAAAAGCGGATGCCGAAAAGCTCATAGAGTAGGCTAACTTAAATTATTTCAATTTATGAAAAGATAATCAGTTGAAATCTGTTCTGACAGACGAATTTTTTGTTCTGAACAAGGAGTCATTAATGCTTGTTCTTGGAGGTCCAGCTCACACTGTAGCAGCACAAGGTTCTTGTGGTTCTTCAAGAAGTAGCCAAAGCTGTGACAATACAGCTGTGTGCAATTGCATGTGTCCTATTATCACACGACCAAAACCGAGCCTACCAAGCACCAACCTTTAATGGAATTGTAGCTTGTAAAGTTCTCTGAAGAGTTCAAATGGATGGGGCTGCCAAATACTATATTTCGGCATACCCAATCCTTGCTTATAATAATCGTCGACATTTTATTTTTGAAGTCGATACTAAAATATGATATACAATGTATAAATACTATATATTCTTTTTCTTGCTGTTTGTCACAATAACAGACATTACAGCACAAACAGACAGTACCAAGACCGAAAAACTGCCAGAAGTTGTTGTTACTGCTGATGGTCAAATTGAAATGAGCAACAAGGCATTGTTGATACCAACTCAACTTGAGAAAAAACATTCTACAAATGGTTTTAATCTACTATATCTTATGCAGGCTCCTGACTTGGAAGTATCAGCACGCACTCGTAGCATTACTACTCATAGTGGAGGAGAGGTTGTATTGTGCATTAATGGAATGGAGGCATTGCCAGAAGATGTAGCATCTCTTAGTGCAAAGAACATTCGTACAATAGAGTATATAAGAACTCCAAGCGGTAAATATGCAGGTAAAGCAGGATTGGTTAATTTTATAACTGTAAAAATGAATTATGGGGGCAATGTGTATTTTTCTGCAAATGAAGGATTTGCCTACAAATCGGGGGAATATTTAGCTTTTGCTGATTTTAATAAAAAACGATACACACTTTCCCTAACCGTCACTGGTGACTGGCATAGAGATCATAGCTATACAGAGGGAAATGATATGTTTGTCTTTTCAGATAAATCCGTTTTGGAACGTAATTATAAAGATGAGAGTCCGTTGAAAATAAATAATGGGCAAGCTATGCGATTACGCTTAACCTCCATAGGGAACACCCACAGATTAAATACCTATGTGGGCTTTAATCGTCAGGCTGTGCCAAATTCCAATACCATACAGGGTATTTACTACACCGAACCATATGGTGCAACAAAGCGCACTGTTTCATATAACAGCCAATCTATAGCACCATCAGCGTATGTAAATTACACATTATGGTTGCCTAAAGAGCAGGCTTTTGACGTTACAGCATCTGCTTCTATGGGGCACAATAAATACCACAGTCTGTATGCAGAAACAGAACAAGCTTCATTAAGTTCAAAAGTAATAGAAGACAACTATGTGCTGAATGGTAATATTCGCTATTCGAAAACTTGGAAAAATAGCCTTACTCTAACAGGCGCATTGAGCAATGATTATAAACATTATACTGATAATTATGATGGAACAGCAATTGGAAAACAGCATCTGACTTCCAACATTACTGTTGGATTACTTCAACTTAGCAAATATAGTGAGAAATACTATTACTATATCTCTGCGGGGTTATCTAACACGGCCGTTTCTTTAAACTCCATACATAATAATTACTGTATGCCTGTTGCTTTTTATGGTGGAAACTATGTCATTAATAACAAGCACTCTTTATCGTTAAATGGTCTTTTTACACATACTTTATTTGAACCGTCAGAAAAAAATTCAATGGTTGTTCCGACATCTTTTTTTGAGGCAACTTGTGGTAATCCTGACATTGCACCGATGAAAGTATTAGGAAACACCCTTTCATACAATGGACAAATTGGAAAAATTCGTTTGTCTTTATCGTATGATAGTAATATTTATTTTGACAACATAGTACATCAGTATACAGCTAATACGAATACGATTTTTGATACTCGTATAAATGGCGGAACTTTCTACGGTAATATGTTTACTGTAGGTTGTACCTATAATTTATTCAATGAGCATTTGCGTTTGAGCGCCACAGTGATTGAAGAATGTAATACATTAAAAGGGGCTACTTACGATATGTCGCACAACAGTTTTCGCATAAAAGGTGGCTTGGTTTATCTTGCAGGAGAATGGATGCTTAGTTTCGATTATCAGACTCCATATAAATCACTTGATATTCGACAACCGTGGTTCATCCAACGTCGTCCTACCTATGAATGGAAAGTGAGCTGGACTCATAAGGCGTTGGCTATTGAGGCTTTAGTACGCAATCCCTTTTCACGTTATGACAAGCAACATATAACAATGGATTATGGGTGTTATAATAGAAATTCGCGGATTTTTAACGAAATCAATGGGCGTAATATAAATTTAACACTGACTTACAGCCTTAGCTATGGCAAGAAATCTAAACGTGGAGAAATTGAGGTTAATAAGAATATTGATAGTGCTATCATGAAAATGTATTAATCAATGACCAAAACGATAAAAAGTCTTCATCAACATGATTCCATGCAATGTGGCATAGCCAGTACGATAGTACTATTTGCAAAAAGTAATAATTATGAACTATATTTGTCTTTGGGGAATATTAGCGTCTATAACAGGAATTGCAATAATGTTTTCAGTTATTAAGCATAAAAAGTCGGTAAGTGCCATAAAAAATGGCACTTACTTGATTTTTTCAATTATGATGATATGCTTAGGAATAACAACAATCTTTTTAAAAAGATATGATAGTATTTGTGCAATATACTTTGGCATTACATTTCTAAATATCACATACAAGGATAGACGTGCTTTCCCACCGAGTTTTACAATAGACTATATAAATTATCTTAAAGGAACACTGCCGATTGTGGCTTTAGAAAGCTGTTTCTTTGCTTATAAATAACTGATAATCAATGATTAAAAAGAAGATTTCAGCAAATTGGTAGTATCGCCAATTTCCTAAATAATCGTAAAAATATGCCGTTGGTGGCTGTTTTTATGGTATATTTTGGTATATTTGGGCGCATTTTTCAGCAAATAATAAGCAAAGACAAAGCAAAACAATATGGCAAAATCAAATATTAGACTTGACACACGTAGGGCATTAAAAGATGGTACGTACCCGGTGCAAATCTGTGTCGGCTATGGTACAAACATCTATATAGCAACAGGCATATTTTTGAAGTCAGACGAATGGGATGCCACTACAAAACAATGTATAGGCAAAGGCGCACGTAAAATTAATAACGTGCTGCAAATGCTATTGACGCAAGTAAGTAACCGTATATTGGAGTTACGAGAAAAAGGGCTTTGGCAAAAACTTACGCCTCCCCAACTTCGCCAAATGCTTGCTAATATGGATTTGGATGCCCCAACGGTAGGCGTTCCAACTTTAGGTGCAATGTTTAGAAAGGTGATCGACACAAAAACAGGTGGTACAAAAATGTTATTTGAACAAACTTTGAAAAAAGTAAATTTGTATTGTGGGGATGCCGATTTAGTCCATTTCAACGAGATTAACAAAACATGGATAATCGGCTTTCAAAATTCGATGCCACGACTTTGTGTCAATAGTCGTGCTATGCACTTACGTAACTTACGCAATGTGATAAACTTTGCAATAGATGATGGCATTACCCAAAACTATGCTTTTCGTAACTTCCACATACCAACAGAAGAAACAGCAATGAGGGTTGTGCCAATTGACAAACTGCGTCTAATGATGGGTTTGCAGCTTAATAAAACAGATAGCGAGTATCGAGATATGTTTTTACTTATTATTTATTTGGTGGGTATTAACATGAAAGATTTAGCTAACTTAACACCTGCAAACTACATTGATGGTCGTATAGAATACCGTAGGGCAAAAACAGGTAAACTTTATAGTATTAAGGTTGAGCCAGAAGCGGCGGAAATAATTGAGCGATATAAGGGAAAAAAGCATCTTCTTTCACCGTTTGACCGCTACAAATCACATACCAATTATCTGATACATCTAAATGAGGGTTTAAGACGTATAGGCCCCATTGAGGTAGATGCCAACGGCAAACCAAAGTACACAAAAAACCATTTGCCAATAATGAAACCAATAGAAAAAGAAATTACATCATATTGGGGTCGCTATTCCTGGGCAACGTATGCTGCTGATTTAGATATACCAAAGGACACTATAAGTGAAGCCCTCGGACACGTTCACGGCTCTAAGATTACAGGTGTTTATATAAAGTTTAGCCGTGATAAAATAGACGAAGCAAACCGCAAAGTTATAGACTATGTATTGGGTAAAACAAATCGCCCGGGCTAACCTCTCGGTCGGCTCCGGGCTTGCACTATTAAGAAAACAGATTTTATTTTTTTCTTCGTAGATATAAGAATATAGCGTAAATAATCGCCGCTACGCAACATAAAAAGCCGATATGGTAAATTGTACGCTGATACCATTTTAAGGCTTTCACGCCTTGTTTCTGTGGCTCTCTATTGGCTTGTTTGTTGTCTCGGCTCTGCACCCCATTTGCTTGCAGCTTATGGGTGTCGGTGCTGTCCTTGCTCTGGGTGATACTCTCGGCTTTCTTCTGGGTGGCTTTCTTGCCGTGTTGGTATGACTTAACGCCATCGGCTTTCAGGTTGCCCAAAGTGTCGATCGTGAGCGTACCGCCGTTATTGGCAAACTCGATGTACCCCCAATCGCTAAAATACGTTAGCGTGGTCCGGCTGTCGGTTTGGATAGTACCTACGTGGATGCTATCGGTTGCTAACTTGGTGGTGTCGGTTTCCTCTCTTGTAGTTGTGGATGATTCCGATACCGCCTTTTTTGTCGTCTTGCAGCCTATCAGCCCAAACAAGGCTAACAGGCACATACAGATAGTTATAAACTTCTTCATCGGCTCATTATTTAATGTCTTTGTACTCCTTAGTAGCGTCAAAACTTGGGCACGCCTTGGCCGCAAAGTCTCGGTGTCCGTGGATTGTAGTGTTAGGGTAACGATGCTTTAACTCTGTAAGCAACTTTACCAAAGCCGCCTTTTGCTCCGGTGTTCGGGTGTCCTTTGGTGTCTTCCCATCGGATGCCAAACCGCCCACATACACCACACCAATACTATTAGCGTTGTGTTTCAGGCAATGTGCCCCCACCTCGCTTTCTGGTCGGCCTGGTTCTACCGTTCCGTCCAAATCTACTACATGATGGTAGCCGATTCCGTTCCAACCTTTAGCCTTATGCCAACGGTCGATGTCTGCCGCCTTAAAGTTCTTGCCCTCGGCGGTTGCCGTACAATGTACGATGATCTCATTAATCTTTCTCATATTAATAACCATTTTGTGGGTCACGCTTAACGCAACCTTTAATTACACACTTATAGCGTTGTAAGTCTAATTCTAACTGCGCCTTTTCCTTGTTGAGTTGCAAAATATCTAAATTCTGCTTTCTCACTAAATCGGTCTGCTCTGCAAATCTTTGCTCTTTGTCTTTGAGTTGAGTTTGCAAAAAGTCCATAGCCTCACGCAAAACGTTAAATTCCACGTTGTCGGCCTCGGCTTCCTCCTTTCGGCGGTTGGTCTTTCGATTCATTACATATTTAATCATTTCCCAACCACCCAAAGCGGTAATAACCGATACTACTATTTCAATTATCTGCATGATGCTCGATGCTGTTAAGTTCGTAAATCACTTTGCCGTCTCGCTGCTCGGTCACTACTACATACCTTGTAAGTAGCAATCTAAATAAGTCCATATCTAACCTATCGGATGATAGGGTAATGGGGTCTTTATCAGTAGTCGCCATTTCTAATTCTCTGCATTGTTTGATACCTCAATTTATGTTTGTTCTTAATTGCCAATACCTCGTAGTGCCCTTTGATGTACACATATTCTTTAAATACGTGTGGCTCAATCATGTTAAGCACTTTGCGACGTGTGGCGTACTCGTTGGTATGTCGTAGCAAACCTAAATATGAGTTGATGCTACATACTGCGTGTAATACCTGACGCTCGTTGTTTGCCTTGTTTAGTCGTCTGACCGCTGCGACAAAGTTTGTTATTGTTCTGTTACAGGTATAGACACGTCCGGGTTTGACTATTGACCCGGTAAACTCCACGCCTTTGCTGTAATGTTGCAAATAAAACTTCTTCTCATTCAGTCGTAAACCTAACTTGGCTAATAGCTCACGTATCTTAGGCATTAACGCCAATAGCTTTTCTTTGTCCTTATGGATGCAATAGAAGTCGTCCACATACCTGCCATGATGTTTTATACCCTCATTCTCGATATACCAATCAAGCGTATTAAGTAAGAAGTTTGCGAATATCTGGGCAAATAGGTTGCCGATGGCTACGCCCTTACCCTCACCATTTGTAAATAGTGATTTGTTCTTATCCAACTTCTCCCAATAGCTCAAAGGGCTGTGCCGTTCACAATTCTTTTCGGGGCTGTGTAAAATAACGACACGGCAAAGGTAGCGCAAATCGTCTATGTCTTCGCCCTTGTAGTACTCGACTATAAAGCGATCTACCATTTCGGCCAATAACTTTTTGTCGATGCTCATAAAGAAACCTTTTAAATCAAGTTTCATAATGTGGCAATCTTCCGTATAATTATTGCTGCACTGCCTTATATCTTCTTTCAGCGTATTAATACCATAAAGCTGCCCTTTGCCTTTCCTGCAATTAAATGTACGCTCGCTAAATATTTCTTCAAATAGTGGCGTTAGGCGCAAAGCTATGTAGTGGTGTACGATTCTATCCTCAAAGGATGCTGCAAATACCTCTCTGTATCTTGGGCGTGTTACGACAAAGCAAACAGACTTACCGGGTTGGTACGTCCGGTTATTGATTCTATCACGCAAAGCAATCAAACGGCTTTCGTAGTCCATTTCGTAAACAACTGCGCTTGCTGTTCGTCTCTTGCTATGACGGCAATCAAAGTAAGCATCTAAAAGCCACTCTGTCGTTACCATTGTATATTATCATTTGTCACGTTTCTGTCTTCTGTAAATAGTGCTGACACTGCCCTAACTCTGTTCGTGTTGCTGGCCTTAGTGTTCCAATTGTTCGTATTACCGTCGTTGAGGTTCAGATTCCATGCGTTGGTAGCACTGTTCTCGGTGGCCGCAATCTGTGGTCTATTATCTTGTTCTTAGCCGTAAATGACGGCATAAACCCCATTTATTACGGAAAACTGCGCTCTCGGTCTGTCGTAACATTCCGATTCTGGCTACAAAGCGTATTAACTACTTTGTTTTTCCACGCTGACGATCGTTTACCTATTTCGTCCATTAACTCGATGATACTTGCAAATTTTCCTCTGCCTTTTATCCACTCCCTTTCTCCGGCAATTCTCATTAGCGTTTTCATTGTCTCAAACTCTGCCTGAAACTCGGTTAGGTGCTTTACTGTCTCGGCTTTGTCCTTATTGATGTACGCCGCCGCTATCTCCTGCATCAGATTAACGCCAATTTCTTGCAGCTTTGCCCCGATGGTGAATTTGTAGGCACGTGGGAAATTGGGTACTATATCCAAAATGATGTCTAACAACTTGCGTGCATCTAAATAAATCTTTGTACTTGAAACTAATTTTACCGCCATTGCTTGTTTATTAAATTGCCTTATAATGGTACGGCTTTCGCCGTACCTAAAGGTTAAAGACTAAGAAATTAAGAATTAAACAATAAATGCTGACACTGCCCTAACTCTGCCCGTGTTGCTGGCCTTAGCGTACCAATAGTACGTATTACCGTCGCCGAGGTACAGACGCCATGCGTAGGTAGCACTGCCCTCGGTAGAAGTCCAATACCAATCTTCAACTAACTGGGTGGCTCCGGTAATCAGGGACAAAGCATAATTGATTTTTGTCATGTTGGCGTAAATCATAAACATTTCGCCCAACGATGGCAACCACCATTTACCTGCTGTCAAACCTTTGCCGTTAGCGTTGGCACGACTATACAGATTGCAGTAGCCCGGTGCATACTGCGCCGTATTGGTGATTGCATCGGCTTTGCTTGCCTTGATGGTAGCCGCTGTATTCGCCTTACCGTTCCAATCGTTCATCGCTGTAACACGATCGCCTGTTGTCGTACCGCCTCCGCTGATAGCTGCGCTACTCCACGTTAGCTTAGAAGTTGATTCGGTAGGGGCTACGACTAAGATTTTGCCGCCCTCAACTACCACTACGCCGTCGGCAATTTCTCCGCTGTTCTGTAACGATGTCCACTTATGAGGCTTAACCATGAGTGGGTAATCATCGCTCTTACGATGATACATGATAAAGATACCATCGTATAAGCCGTTAAGGTTCATACCTGCCAACAAAGCGGTTTTGAGGTTCGCCAATGAAATAAGCGTAACCTTTCCGTTTGCGTCCGTTACCGGAAATTTCTGGTCGTTGTTGATGGTCGTTACTGTTGCCTGACCGCTCAACTTTTTTGTTTTCTTTACTGCCATAATTACTACTATTTTAATATGTTAAAATCTGACCCATTATAAATTATAAAATCAAAGCTGCCATCATTTCGGGATGCGTCGTCCGATACTGATACCTCAAAGTAACCGTTGCCCAATGAGTGCATAGTGGCTTTTACTGCGCTACTTGCACCGTAGCATACACCTCGCCCGGTTAATATTACACGGCAATTACTTGTATAAGTAAACCACGTACTCGGAAAATATACCCGGTATAGTCCTTCAGATTGTCGGGCTACCGTTAGTTTGCTGCCATCAAACGTATTGCTTGTTATTGATGTGTTGCTACTACTGTTTCCCCCCGATACCGTGCCAAATGCCAAAGCCTTTAAACAATGCCCATATTTTTGACTTGTCATTAAGTCAATACGATTTATCACTATCCAACCGTAGAACTCCGTATTAGTGCCGTAGCCTATCATTTCCACAATTTCACGGCTAACTTTTAACTCGCTTTTTTGGATTCCATCCTCAAAGAAGTATTTGCCATTTGGCGCACTAATAGCGGCCTGACCTTGCGCCATTATACTGCCCCATTTGTAGTTTACAATGGTTAGTCGTCTTCCATTCTGGCTTACGTCCCACGGCATAGAATAGGCATCTAACCAACCGCCGCCGCTACTAAGCATAGCCACATTATCGCTGTAATCAACATCAAAGCTATCATTAGCCAAATTGAACGGATTTCGTATTGAGCCAATAACTTTTACATTTGTGAACGTGCCATTTGTGAACGTACCGCTATTGCAAGTAACGTTGCCGTCTTTCGCCTGAAAGATAATATTACCGTCGGCATCTTTCATGTCGATAGCCTCGACCCCCAAATTTTTGACTAAAGCATACTGCGCTAACAGTATCTTTGTAGCCACAATTTCAAATTTGTCGGCTAACTTCCAAAGTCCACTATTGGTGTCGGTTGCACTTCCTGGGTTATTGCTTGCGGTCTTGGTATGCGATTTGATGCAAGAATAATAGTTATTGCCATACAAAACTATGTCCTTGTATTCCTCGCCGCTTGCACCTGATTGGAACACATAGCCTACGGCGCAATCGCTCCACGCTTGTGGGCCCCGTAGTGCCGGGCCTCTGTCGCCTTTTGCTCCGGTCTGCCCATCGGCTACGGTATTTATCTTTATATTTCGGGTAAAGGTTTTGTTTCCAACCTTAATTGTTACTCCGATGCTCGTATTAGGGGCCTTGTTAGCCTCTATCGAAATATCGTATGTATAGACGTTTCCGCTTAGACTGCCTTTGTAAGAAAACCCCGATACCATAGTAGCCAACCCCGAACAACTAAAACCATCGTCTCCGTATGATAGGGCGGTATCACCTCTATATACTTTAATATTGACTTTATAGGTTGATTTGGTTGTGGCTTTCTTGTGCAAAATGTTCTCCGGCGATATATCAATGGTTATAGCATCTATGCCGTCGTTTCCGTCTTCTCCATTCTCACCACTTGCAATGTAGTATAGTGATTGAGCCGTTATTATAGCCCGGTTTGTGTCGATTGCCGTTACTTTAGCGTAAAGACTGATGGTAATACGTTGTTTGTCTGATACCGTGCCATTAATAACCATCGTGTCACCTACGGAAAAATCAGATACATTTATGATTCCGTCCCAATTGACTGACCGCCCACTAAGTCCGTAGAACTGCGTCCACTCCTTGTAGGTATAGTTATATACGTTTCGGGATTGGGCGACAATTACGCCCTTTCCCTTGCGTATAAACTTAACTATTCTTGTTATTGACACACCCATAGGCTTAACTTTCTGATGTTATCGTTACGCTGATGTCTCCACTACTCTGCAAACACATAGCACGTGTTACGGCATAGCTTGCAACCGCCGTTTTTCGCTCGCTGTCACTATTCAGGTAAACACCTGCTGCATCTTTCACAACAAAGAAAAACTTAGCGTCTTTGATTGCTTGCGTGTTAGTTCCACGCTTGACGATCCACGGCGTGTAGGTTACTTTGCCGTTGCCGCTCTCATCTTCGCTTATCGCTTCGTCTTCCGGTGTCGGGCGCGCGTCGATGTCGTAGGGGTCGGATGCGTCCATAACGCCCTGTATGTCCTTACCGATTTCAACGCCACTACGATTAACTGTTACCCGGTACTCTCCGTATGTGTCTATGCTGCTGCCTGACACTGTAAGCGTCTGGGCGGTCCGTCCGTTGATTACCTTCCAACCACTGGCCCCCATCTTCTCCCACACGTAGGTTAAATCTTTGGTGATTTCCTCGTAGTTCTGGTATGCCATCGCCTTTAAAACGCAACTGCCGCCCTTGTCGGTAATAACAAAGCCCTTGTTATCTCCTGCGACGATGGTAACACGATAACTTGTACCTGTTGCTTTCTGCACTGGGATTGTATAGGTAGCTTGGATATTATCGCTTTGCGTGCCATAACTTATAGCTGCCACCATTTTGATAGTTACCGGGGCAAAACCTGCGATTTCTACCAAATTCTTAACAATCTGCAAACCATAGTAGATGTTGTCGCCACTTGGCGCAAACTTCTTAAAGTAGCCTGCAAAAATGCCGCTTGACGTATCGCCGTTAAACTCGATTTTCGTACCATTAAAAAAGTACTGCATACTATCAGGCGTTGCCACTCCCTCGGCTACTCGGCTACTCATGCAGACAAAGTTAAGTTTCGGCTTTGTCTGTTCAAAGTTAGGGAACACCTTAGTAACGTCGGATTCCGTGCCCTCCCATTCTTGGTAGATGTCACCATCTGGGCACATGATCAATGCCGTATAAGTTCCTGCTTTCGCCATAAACTTAATCGTTCGGGTTGTACTCGCTTTGCTCATAGTTCCTTACTTTTTGGTTTTACTTTCTGTTTTCTCACTCTCTGACGCTTCCGGCTGTTGGTCGCCCTCCGCATTTTCCTCGTTGGCCTGGCCCTCGTTGCTGTTGCCGCCATTGTCGGTGCTCTCAGGGTTCTCGCCCTTGCCATCTGCGCCCTGCTCGATGTTGGTGTTGCCACCTACGATAGCATCATTAACGTTAGCCTTAATAGGCTGCTGAAAGCGTGCATCGGTCGCCATTGGCAAAGGTCGGCAAATAGTACCGTCCTGCTCGCTTCTTGCCTCATGCGGCATAAGTGCAATACCACCAATCTTAACCAATATGTCGTTAAGTTGGGTTAGTGGGCCAAACTTCAACATATCATTTTGCCAAAAAAGATAGTTGCCATCACTCACCATGTTACGGTCATTCTCCAGTTGCAAGTATCGTGCAACCAATGGATTTGCTTTAATGTATCTTGCCATAATCTTATATTGATTAAATTGTTATTTGATTAATATTACGTTATCGTCTGCATCAACGAATACTGCGCCGTCGCTATCTTCCCATGCACACGCCGGGCCAACGTCCTTAACGTCTAAACCATAAACGCCGCCTAACGTCTGGCTAACCTTATCGGTCGAAAGCGTCGGTGTCATTCCGTGCGCTATAAGCGAATAGTTAAGCGTTCCTGACTGGGCATTTGTAGCGACGTACCAAAGCGGCAATAACTCACGTTCCGGATTGTCGATCGTGCCGTTAGTGTTCCAAATCTTCGCCGTTGGCGCAATCTCTAACAAACCACTTGGTAGGTTGGTAGGTAGTTCGCCGATGTCGTACTCAAATTTTGGGATTCTACGGATAAATGCCACTAACTTAGTTGGGGCGTTGCCCGATAGTGTTACGCTGCTTGGGTTTCCGTCCGGGCTATACTTCGCCCGGCATCGCAAATAAAGCTCTGTACCCATGAGGCTACGATTAACGGTACAACTGTTTCCGTCTTCTGCTACCACTACGTCATAGTCTAACGTGGTGTCGCTGCCTACGGCGGTAAATGTTCCGTCTTCTCTCATTACCTCCCAAACAAACAAACGCTTATTCTCCGGGCACTCATTAACGCCTAATCTCAATGATGCGTGCACCGTCTGCGTGTCCGGGTCGCTCAATGGGTTGTAGATAGTTTGGGCGGCGGCATCCAATACCAAAAGTGGCGTGTACGATGTGGCGTTCTTGCATTGTACTTGGTACGGCTTGATGATGTGGTGTACCTGATTAGTACGTGGGTCTTTGTAGTCCGCTTCAAATCGTAGATTCATAGGTATCTGCGGCTTGGCGTTCTTCTTGATCCTGATACGTCCGGCATTTGCACCCTTGCTGACTACCTCAAAGTCGGCGTTAGTGCTGTCTATTAACGTGTCGGCTGCTCCTCTGTTCACCTCATACCAGACTACGTTAGTGAGGTCTTGATTAATCAAGCCCGGCGTTAAAACCTCGTCTTTGTCAAGTCTGCCGATATTCGGCTGCACTATTAAGTTAGATGCGTCTATGGTGTAATCGGGCGTATATGTGTCGGTGTCTGCGTCGTAGTTCTGACTATCCGATACGCCGCCCTCAACCACCATGCTAACATTAATTTGCAGTGGCTTAAAGTTGAAATCAAATCTTTTTGTCTTCATAACTGCGCTATGTTTAAATTAATACTCGTAACTGACTGCCGCCGTTGCTGCTTCATTGCCCATGCCGTCACGTAAAGTAACGGTAGCCGTAAAGCGTATAACTTTAGGCATATAGCCGTTAAAATCCATGTCCTCGGCTGTGAGGTGCAAAGACTTTCCGGTATTGGCGTGGCGCAAACTCCAAACGTTGTCGCTTGCCGTTCTCTCGTTTCCCTCTGCGTCCTCGCTGTATCTCGTCCACATTACGTCTGCGTCCAAAATATCGTCTGTGATATTCATATTATACAGGGTCGCCACGATGGTTAGCGTGAGGTCTATTTTGTCCGGGTCTAAGATACTTTCAGGCTCTTGGAAATCTACGGCAAAGTCTGGGTTTCCCTCGATCATCGCCCAATCGGTATTGTTCCATGCCGGGGCGGTCGTTGTGAGGTTCTTGCAACATCTGTACTTGCAGCCATTAAACCATACGTCTGATGTCTCATACTCCCCGGTGTCCGGGTTGATAGCATCGCAATAGTACTTACCGCTTTGCGTCCACGCCCCACGATCCACATACGTAACCAACGGCTTACCAGTCCACTTGTTAAGTTTGATAACGTCCATTGTGACGATACCCGGTATATACATATAGTCTAAACCATCACGTATTGGCAAAGGGTTGCCGTTATCGTCCAATAACTCGTACACAAATTCTGGCAAACTGCCGAAAGCCGCACCATAGTTGGCGTTATCCAAAATCGGCTTAGTCACTCCCTTTAGCTTAACGATGCGCCCCTCTGTGCTCGATAGGTACAAACAATCTTGGCGTTTCGTGTCCGTTTGATTTCCCCATCTTGCAATCTTCATCATTTCGCACGGTGGGTAATTCTTACCGCTTGGTACTTCGGTGTCCGGGTACTGCGTCACCTCTATGTAGTTATTAGCGGTATTGACGCTATTAACTCTAAACCATGCCGTGTAATACTTGCCGCTTCCCTGCGCCAAAGTGTTGATGATGCCTTTTAGTACGTTGTTCTCGGCTTGGGCAGTAAAATATCCGTCCCATTTGCTTCTCAGGTGCAAACCAAAACAACCATTGCCCAAATCGTCCACGCTGTCGATAGTGTCGGCCTCAGTAAGCAACTGGTCGCCCTCTATCGCGCTAAGACGGTTAATAATAAGCTCTAAGCACTCAAAGTAACTACGTACTCGCACGCTCTCAAACTCCGCGTTACCCTTAGCGTCGATGCCTGCGCCCTTACCTGCATACAGGGATTTGACGAACTCGCCAAAGTGTGCGCCGTCCTTGAATATTGCCGAACCGATAGCCGTTAAGCCCTGCTGAAAAGTAATGTGCCCTTGCGCTATGTCGGCGGTAATCTTCGACAAAAAGCGGTCGTTAATCGGGCTATCCTCTGCAACGTCTCCGGCTAAATCAGCATAGGCGGCACGGCTCGCATATCCGGCACGGTCTGCATACTCGGCTTGCTCTGCGTGCGTCGCTATGTCGGCTTTGGCTGCGTGCTTGGCTTCCTCGGTCATTTTGCCGATACTTCCATAGCTGCCGCCTCCGGTGGATGCCCCACCGCTGCCGCTGTTTCTGGGTTTCGCTATCTGCTTAACTTCGATCATGTGCCAATCTCCTTTAATGTGAGGTCGGCACGTCCCTCAATAAGGTTTCTGCCGATGCCCTGCACGAAAAATTCTTTGTCTAAAGCCTCGTGGCGGTAATGGTTAAACAGACTAACAACATTATCAATGTCTCTTAGTTTCTGTTCCATCACGATACGTGGCCTATGGTATTCAGTATAATAACTATCTACGTAGATTTGTTCGGGCTTTGCCTTAACGTTGCCGTTTCGGTCGTACACCTCTAACACTCCGTCCCCGGTTGATATATTCAGCGGCGTGGATAACTTCACCGTATTGCTAACTCCCAACTTGGCGCACTCCGTGGCGGTCAATGCCGAATTTATCTTAAACTCCAAATCGTCCTTTTTGTTCACAAAGGTTTCTTTGGTGTCGCTCATGTAGATAATATCGTTATCATCATTGCCATTGCTGATTAGTCCATTATCGCTATAAACTTTAACCTCAAACGACTTAATCAGGATGCTACTAACATGGGCTAAAAGCGGTACTGATGAGCTGCTCCACTTCGTGTGTCTGAAAAAGGTAGGGTGGCGGCGTGTGATAACGTCCCATGTAACATTAACAGGGCCTAATATCATAAACCTAACCTGCCCACTTATCTTGTCTTTCTTCTTAATAGCTATGCCCGTTCCCTCTGCGTCGATTCCAATTGTATAGGAAAAAGTCTTTTGCAAATCAAATTCCTGTCCTATTATCTTGTCACCTCGCTTAGGGTCTATGCCAATAGTAAACGACTGCTGATAATATTCATCATCACTACTACATTGCTCACGTTCCTTGTATGGCTTCCACACAAAATTTTTGTAGGTTTCTTCCTCTTTATCCGTGTATGGAATAGGTTTGCCGTTCTCGTCTGTATCACCTTGATCATTGTCGGGCGTCTTTTCCACTACGCATTTATCGCCGATAATCAGCATACACGCCAATACTGCAACCTTACTTATCTTGTCGCTGCCGTCCCCAACTGCGCTATAATTGAATTCGTACTCCTCCGGGCTTTCGCCTGTATATGGATAAAAACCGTTATTGCCGCTTTCGTTCCATGTTACTTCCTCGCTTGGTCTTTCGGCTCTCCAGTAACGACGTGTATAATAACGCCCATCTTTGTTGTTGCGGCTTGGTACGGTCTTGTGCCAAAAATACATCGGTGGCGGTGTTGTTCCGCCTCCCCCTCCGCTACCTTGGTACGGCGGTCTGTCCCCCATCTTCTCACGCATACTGGAAAAATTACCAGTAGTCGCCATTATTGGATTTAAAATAAGTTTGCCGGACAATACTATATAGTTAGTAGTGTCTTTGTCTGACGGCGAAAAAACGCCACCTGCCTTATTACCAATGTAAACCGCATACGGTATATTTTTCTGTATGTCGGTAGCATTAGGGTATGTTTCTGCTTCCTTGTTGTTTCCATTACCATTAACCGACACGACTAAATAGTTAGTCATGTTTACCTTAGATGTCGGGCTATTATCGTCGTTAGCGGTATTAATCTTAACACTACCCAAACTCATAATAGCTGCACCCGGTGCCTGCCCCAACCACATAGGCAAATTATGTTGGTTCGTTCCGTCGCCGCAAAAGTAGTCCACTAAATCAACCTCGGTGTTTCCTTTCATCGGAAACGTCCAATACTTATTTTGCCATACTTGCACAAACCAATCAGTAATAGCACCGCCACCATAGGTAGTGCTTTCATCATTCACCATTGCTTTCATTGCATAATATGCGGTCGCACCCTCTCCGTCGCTCGAATACTCGGTTAGGTATTTTTGCTTATTGATGTATGGGCTAACCAACAAATCATCGTCCAATGGGCTTTCTATCACGCTTTCGATGTCTTCCACCTTGGCGGTTAATAGAAGTTGGTTATATACGTCGCCTATGCTTATCGTGGTATCGCAATCGGCCACGTTAGCCAAAGCGATTGTTACGGCTTGCTGCGCCGTTGTCTTGGTGCTGTTGGCTACGATGTCATGCCAAATAATCTTATCGGGTGTCGCCTTGACGGATTCCCACGAAAAGATATAGAAGTTAAAGCCGTCCTGCACGATATGTAAGTTAAGGTACTTCAAAAGTTCCTCCAACACTTCGTCTTGCTGCCATACGTCGCTTTCATCATCGCCCATAAACAACAAATCAGATATAGAAAGCTGCCTAAACACTTGGTATCTGTTGGCGGTCTGCGCATCAACTGCCTTGCTGCCATCATACCAGAATTTAATATTTTGGTTGCCCAATATATCCAGTCCCTCGGTAACACCTTGCAGTATCTCGGTAGCAATATCGTAAAAACTACGCTGCGCTGCCTCTGCCTTGACGAAAGTATAGATAACGCCCAATGCGCCCACATTCTTATACTTGCTATACTGCAAAGCACTAAGCGCATCAATGCAATTTAATTCCAGTTCGTCCCATCTGTTGTTGTACGGCTGCGACAAAGTTTGTGGCTCGATGAACCCTGCAAAGATACACGTATCGTTTTTATAGATGTTTACGACTGCATCACGGCATGAGGTACTAAAAAGGTCTTTAATCAGGTTGCCGCAAAGCAATCTTATTTTAGCCGAATTTCTCAAAAGCACATCGAAAGTATCGTTTACCTCATTTTCGATTTCTGCCGGATCCTCGCTAAAATATACATCTGCCTTTTCTGTACCTATTTCAATAGTCTGCGTGCGATCGTTCCCGGTAACGATGTATACCGTTATCGTATCGCTCTGCTGACTTAGAAAACTGCCGTGTATATACATATTAACTGAATTTTATTTGTTACACATTATAGTTCTTGCCGCTCTTTTTCGCCACTCGCTTAACATCTGTAATCATGTCAAGTATCTTTCGTGCGTTGGCATTCATATTGATGTTTACCTCCGTGGCTGTCGGTTCAATGTCGTTTGTTATGTTCTGCATCGTTACCGGCTGTAACCTCCGCTCCGTAAAGGTAGGCGGCTGAAACTTGCCGTCGATCATGCCAAACAATCGGGCTTGCTGAAACTTGTTTAGTATCATTTCGCCGCTGTTCACTCGGGCAAACTTCTTGTCGCCCGATGTAGAAGTACCGCCGATAACACCGCCAGTGGCAAATCCCGAAACTGCTGCGAGTGCCGCAATAACTGCCGCCACACCTGCCGCAATCGCTACCAGGTTCAAAGGGAACGGCATTTTTGCACCGCTCGCCGTGGCATTTGCTACCGCTTCGCCGCTCTTGGCTGCCGTGTTGGCTGTAGCTGCTGCCGCTTCTCCTGCCGTTGCTGCTGCATCGGTAGTGGATGCCGCCGCGTGTGCTGAGGTTGCAGCCGTGAGCATACCGAACAGCTCCACTATACCCTGTATGCCCTCGGCAATGGAAATGAAGCCGTTAATAAGTCCCGTCACCTGCTGCCAGGCATCGCCGTTGCCCTCCAGCGCATCACTTATGCCCTGAATGCCGTTGCCTACACCTTGGATGCTTCCCCAACCGCTTTTGATGTCGCCAAACACCTTGTCAAAACCCTTGCTGTCAAATTCAATCTTTATAGGCTTCAATCCGATTTCTGCGAGTTGTCGGTTTATCTCCTCAATCTCTTTCAGTGCCTCGTCCTTGCCAATAATTCCTATCTCGTAGTCGGTTTGTATGCGGCTTGCCTTATTCTGGGCGTTGCTGTGGCTCTGTCTCTTGTCGGCTGCACTTCCCTGCACGATGTATGCCGGTTCTGTCTCTGCCTTGATAGATACCTTACCCTTTGTAGCTTCGTCTATCTGCCGTTGTATGTCATCTATCTTGGCATCGGCTTTCACCCTTGCATCTATTGTGGTGGCTTCCTCAAACTCCTGCTGCGCGTCGTGCAACTGTTCTTGCAGTTCCTCTACGTGGGTTTTGAAATGTACCTCTATCGGCTTAACGCCCAACTTTTCAAGCTGTTTGTTAATGTCGGCTATCTGCCTTTCGGCATCTTCCTTGCCGATAAGTCCTATTTCAAAGTCCTGCCTTATCCGGTCTATGTTGTGTTGTGCATTGGTTCGGCTCTGTCGTTTGTCGGCATCGCTTCCCTGCACAATGTATGTTGGTTCTGTCTCTGCCCCGATTGATACCTTACCCTTTGTAGCTTCGTCTATCTGCCGTTGTATGTCGGCTACCTTTGCATCGGCTTTTACCCTTGCATCTACGGTCATGGCGTTGCCCATTTCCTTTTGTGCCGCCGCCAACTGCGCCTGTAGTTCCTCTACGTGGGTTTTCGGTTCATCTTTCTTGTCAGTTGTCTTTGGTGTCGTGGTCTTGGTCGGTGTGGTCTTGGTCGGTGTGGTCGGGGCTGTCTTGCTGTAACCATCATACTGCTTGTATGTGATTTTGGTATTTTCCCTTACCAGATTTTCCATTTGCTTTCTCACGACTTGCTCCTTTCGGTAAAGGTCTGTAACCTTGGCGTTGGCTTTCTCGTAGTCGCTTGATCCCTTGACCTCCACATCTGCATACTGTGGAATAATCTTGCCGTCCCCTGCGTCCACTTGCCCTATTGCAACCCATCGGGTCTTGCGCTTTTTGCTAAAACGGCGTGTCTTACCGTTGTCGTCGTGAGTGAAGTCGTGCCGTTTCTGCTGTAAGTCCGCCGCCTTGTTAGCCAAATCCCTAATGCGTATCTCGTTAATCATCTGATTACAGTACGCCTTGGAGTTGCCAACAAGTGCCGTGTACCACTGCGCCACGGTGGAATAGTAGCCCATAGCATCACCGTAGGTATTGTTCATCTCGCCAACAAGTTTCTTTTCTTCCTCCTTGCTGCCCTTGAACGCCTTTAGCTTGGCTATGTTGATGTCTATTGCCGCCGAAATCTCGGCTCTCTGCTGCGCCTCCTGCTGTCTTGCAGCTTGCGCCGCCTCTTCCTCGGCTGTCAGTTGCTTGGTGCTTCCTGCCGCCTTATCCGATGAAGTGGCAAGATACGAAATTGCTTCCGTCAATGCCCAGACTGCCACGCCCACACCTGTAGAAATAAGCAAAGACTTAATGGCTACCTTTAGGGTGGTCGCTCCGATGGTCGCCCCGGTAAATGCCGCTTGCATCACTCTCGTTACGGCTGTCAAGCCAACAACGGATGCTCTGAAACCTATGCAAACGGCATTCACCGCCTTTGTCGTTATGCCGAAATTGGCGATAACCATTGTTGCGCCCTTTATGCTGTTGCCTAACGAAATTATGGAATTTACGATAGTCAACGCCTGTGCCGCAAATGTAATCTTAGGCAACCACTTGGAAACCAATTCACCGATTTGTACCTTAATGGCTGCAAACTGCATCTCGGCTTGCTTCAGCTGTCCTGCATCAGTCTTGCCAAGTTGGGCGTTCATGTGTCCCACATTATCGGTGATAATCTGTGCCAACATGGCGGCACGCTGCTGCTCCGTGCCGTACTTCATAATGTTTTCTTGGGCCTCGCTGAACGTGATACCCACACGCCTTAGCGCCGATGTCTGCCCAGTCATGGCCTTGCCCATGAGGTTTGCCACACTTCTTGCATCCTCCTGCGTAGCGTTCAAACCTTTCTGCTGTGCCAAAAGGTCGTTCATGGCTGGTATCAGCTGCTCCAACGTGCCTTTCTCTTTCAAAAAGGTTGCTATCTGCTGTGCGCCTGTCTTCTGTATCGTACCGCCGATAACACCCAACTTGGATTGTGCGCCGATAACCTCATTAACCTTTTTGATGTCCTCCTCGGTTGCTTCCATACGCTGACGCATCACGGTAGTAAGCTGTGTGTTAGCCTGCTGCACGGCATGGTAGCTTGCCGTTAGCCCTGCCATCGTGTCACGCAAACCATTTATGGCACTCGAAGCGTTTTGCAAAGCCACAACCGTCTGGTTTACCGTAATCATCTTCTCCCGAAACTTGGCGGCACTGCTCTTGGCGGCATCGAGATTGTCGCGCAGTTCCTTTGCCGATGTTGAGGCGGTAACTAACTGCTCTTTGCCGTCAATGAGCAACTTAATGTTAAACTTTATTTCTTTTGCCATATTTTCAGCGTATAAGTAACTAAGTAATCAATATTTTTTGTATCTTTGTGGCGTAAACCAATGGGTTAGAAGTATGAGACAAAACAGAAACATATCGGCAAAAAGGCAAACCAAAGAAAGAAAACTTTGGCGAAACATCACTATTGCCTCTTTCGCTGCTGTTGTCGTTTCGTTGCTGTTCCTTGGTTGCATTGCCTTTTTGGTTAGTATTCTGTTCATGCTCGTAGCTTATGGGCAATATGATTCACGCAAACCATATAAGGATGGTGGGCATACACCTTGGTACTACGGCGCACTTTAGCCGTTTCCCACTTTTCCCAACACTTCCTCAAAACGTTTTAACGCATCTTCCTTAGATACTGCCGGGGCTGCTTTCGTATGCTCCGGCTTTTTCTTCTCCCATGGAAAGGGTAGAAGTCCGTGGGGCGTTAGCCCTTTCTTTGCATACGGCTGTATGGTTATTGCCGCAAGCATACGCATACGTTCCCAACTGTCTTGATACTGCGCCGTCCGCTCCTCGCTGTATGCCTTGTATATGCAGCTGAACTCCTCGGGCGTGAGGGCGCAAAAATCATTGTAGGGCAAACCGATGTTGCCAACGGCTATGCCCAGAATGTCGAAGATGCCTAACTTTTTTTTTCACCCTCCGTGCCGGTGTCCTCGGGTGCCTGGTCTGCCGTGGCGTTCACGGTGTCCGTCCACTTGTTGAGGTCTTCGGGCGTGAGGCTGTCGGCAAAGTCCATAAGCGACATATCGAACTTTACGCCATCGTGCTTACAGGCTGACGCCACGCAACAAAACAGATAGGCGCACATATCCGATAGGCTGTTGCCTAACTCCGTCACCTCCTTGCCGGTCTCTTTCTTAAAGCGAAGCATAGCCCCCATAGTCTGCCTACAGGGGTATGCCTTGCCGTTGATCATGATTTCAATCTTTGGCATAAATCAACAATTAACTAATAATTCAACAAATCAAACATTTATCTTAAAAACAATATGGCCTTTGTTCCATGTGGGCGTTACTTGCCCACTGCCTTGCCGGTGTCGGTTGCCTGCGTCGCTGTCGCATCCTTGCCCGGGTAGGTCTCAGGCTCGCCGTCGTTCTCCAAAGACACGCTGTAAGTAGCATCGTCCTGCGCCGGGCTTGTCTCCTCCAATGAGGCGATAACAAAGTTACCCTTTACATAAGGTGTCTTGTCGCCGCCTCGCTTGAATGCCTCAACCTCCACACTTGCGCCCTTGCCCCAAAGTGGTGCAATCTGCTCGTGTCCGTTCTCGGTCTCGCCATAGAAGCGCAAACCCTCGGCACTGATAGAGATAGACAAACCAGTCACTCCCTTGCCCTTCCAAAGTCCGCTGCTCTTGGCGGCATCAGCTACAGGCTTGACGGCACGGTCTTTTGTCTCGCTGTTGAAAGTGAGTGTGTGGCTTGTGCAATGTCCCACCGCTTTGCCTCCAACCTTAAGCAAAAGGTCACTACCATTGATATATCCAGTATCTTCCATAACTATAAAAATTAGATGGTTCTAAATTACTTAAATTCTGACTTGATAAACAAGCTGCTGCACAAAAGCATCATCCTCGTAGCCCTCTTCACTGTCGGCAAGCGTACAACTGCGCATCTTCACGCCATCGCGTTCTCCGCTTGCGTAGTCGAGTGCCTGGCGCACCGCCTCGGCAAGCTCCACGCCCTCGGCATACTTTGCCGTATAGCAAACCACCTCCATAGTCACGGTGTCGGCTCCCGGCGTTCCCTGCTTAGTGGGATTGTGTGCCAATGCCGCACGGCGATATAATATATAAGGTAGTTGGGCGTTGTCTATCACAATGGGGAAAACCTTGTTTGTTCTCCGCTTCACTTCCTCGTTAGATAGAAGAATATCGCGAATAATGCTGCCCGCGCTTAATGATGTCTTTTTCAGTGCCATAGCTATATGTTATAAAAGTCCCTGCTTTCTTGCCGCTTTTTCCACGTTGTTCTGCAAGTTGTTGAAAAGGTTGGTTTCCACGCTGTCGGCGGTCTGCTGCTCTGTCTTAGCGAGAAAAGCGTAACGCTTCATCTTGCCGCGGCTCGCACCGCCTCGTAGATATTGCCTTATTTTCTTGCCCGTGAACCTGCTTTTACCGAAAAACGATGAAATACGCCGCCCTACATGTCTTTGGCGTGTTCCGTCCTCTGCCCACATCAAAACAGGCTTTTCCATGTTCTGACGGTTAAGGTGGATGCCCTTGCGCCTACCGTGTGGCTTAACGCTTACCATGAAGCCCAGGCCGTAGCGATCGGGGTAGGTACGCACATAGATGCCGCTTGAAAGACTGCGCTTTGTGCCACTGCCAATGCCGCTTTGTCCCAGATTGGAGACTGCCGCCTTTTTCAGGCGGTTGCCCTCCCTGCGCATGGCACTTCGCATAGCCTTGCGTTGTTCTTTCACGTCGAGTGCCTTGTAAACATCGGCAAACGGCTTGTTGATGTCGGTAACGGTTTCTTTCATCGTTCTGGCTGCATATACATTAAGAAAACAGACTATTGCAAAATCTGACTACTCGTTTACTCGTTCACAAACTAAAGTGTTCATACCTCTATCAATGTTTGGGATGATGGCAACTACCGTATAGAGATAGCCGCCCAACTGCTGCACTCTCCAGTTTTCTTTTACCGGGTGTGCGTCCCTCACATTAAACTCGGCTCGATAGTCGGGGAAATGTTCGCCCACTTCCTCACTACGGTTTCCGCTCTGCTTCTTCCTCTCTGCCCATACGGTACGTATAGGCTCGTAGGTTGTCGCTTCCTCGCCGTAGTCGTTAGTTGTCGCCGTAGGCTTCAACAACTGCAAACGATATTTCATTTCTCCTGCTCTCATTCCGCTAATTTCCGATAGGGTTTAATTAAGGCTTGTAGCGAATCAGGCACGGCGTGCATCTGCACGTTACTCACACTTTCACGCTGATTGTACCAATGTGCGCCCAACATCATTATAGCGTGTTTTATGGGGGTGGGTACATCATGCCCATTACCCATCTGCGCCAATTCCTCTTGGGTTCTATTGGTCGCCGTGATAACTGCGCTTTCTGCTGTATCTAATAGATGCTGCAAATACTCGTCATCATCGGCGAAATCATCAGCCCTTACGTGCTTCTTAAAAAGTGCCAAACTCACTACTGCCATAACGTTATAACTTTAAATTGTGATTACTTACTTAACCCTTGGTGCCTGCTGCCGCTGCTGGGTCCTTAGACAACATGGCAAACGCCTCCTCACGCAATGTGGTAATAGCGTAGTCGGCATTGAGCACGAAGTCGATAGAGTTCTTACGTGCGAGTGTATAAGGGTCGATGATGATCGACATTTCACCAAACAAGCCCTGTGGGGCATACTTGAATGAACCGAACAATACCGAACCCTCAGCCACGTATGAGCTACAGAATACCGGTACACCCGAAATCTTGCCGTTCTCATCAACGATAGCCTGGTTTGCACCGCTCCACTTTGGCGTACCCTCCAAAAGTGCCTTTGTGGTCTCTGTCATTACGTAGCAAAGTCCCTCCGGCATGATGTTGGCACCCAAAACAATGCCCTTGAGTGCAAGAAGCTCGGCGAGGGTAGGCGCTTCACCCTTATAAGTCTTCTTGTTAGCCGCCTTGAGGTTGACGAATGGGCCTACAAGATTTGTAGCCTTTTCCACCTTTACGGTGCTGAACATGATTTTGTTCATAAGGGCGGCTGCCGCAACTGGCATATACTGGGTACATACAAGCTGCAAAAGGTCGTCGGTCTCGTTGAGTGCCTCACGTGTGATAGGCACGGCCACACCGATACGCTCAGGCTTTGCCAAAAGCTTGCTTGCCTCGATTTTGGTATCACCCAGTTCCACGCCCTCATCATTGATGGTAGCGGCGAATGTCTCGATTACAGGCCACTGATAGTTGCCTTTCAGTCCGGTGAGCAATGGCGAACCGATTGCCGAAAGAATGGTCTTTGCATACAATGGTTCTACGATGTCGCCCATGGTGACCGGTGACGGATTGGTAGAACTGCCCGGGTTGAGATAACCCGAAGTGTTGCCGCCAAAGTCAGAAGCCACGGCACGGCTGATCTTCAACTCAAAACGCTGTCCGGTCTTGACACACTCACGCATCTGCTTGTTTACTTCCTCGATGTCCTCACGGCGCATAACCTCTAACGTAGGGGTAGCCGCCTTGATCTTCATTTCGAGGATGTCCATTTCACGGTAAAGGGCTTTACGCTCTCCCTTTTCCGCATCGGTGAAGTCTTCGCGCTCCTTGTCGTTCTCCAGGCCCTGCGCCATTTCTGCGAGGCGGTTTTTGATTACGTCCATGCGCTCGTAGGCTTCACGAAAATTAAACTTTCCTTTTTTCATTTGTCAATGATTAAAATTAGTAACTAAAAAACATATATAGAAGCCGCCTCTACAGATTGCGGCCAACACTTGCTATACGCTCGCGCACCTCATTGATACGTTCACGCTTCTTGCTCTCGTCTATCTGCTTGGGCTTCGGCTGCTGCTCAAACTTGATGCCTGCCGCTTCCACCTCACGTTTGCTTACGTCTGTCTGCTCGTAGGCCGGGTCGGTGGTAATGGTAAAGTCGTAAACGTTGTCAATACGCTTCACGTGGCGCAAAAGAATATCCTCGCCGTCGTCGCCTTTCTCGTCCAGACGCTCGTAGCTCACGGCGTTCTCGCTGTCGCCCTCATCGGTGGAATAGATGAATGAGCACCCGGCAATATCACCACGGCTTACCAGTTCCAAAGCCTTGTCGCCGTCAACCGTGTGCGGCATTTCTGCCCAGAACTTCACGCCCACCTTGTCAACCTCGTAGCTTAAAGTACCATTACCCTTGTTGCTGCGTGCCAAAACCAACTGGCGGTCGTGGAACATAGTAAGTTTGATGTCCTGCTTATCCAGCATCTCGCGTGTCACACACCCAGGTTCCAGTACCTCGTAATAGTTGTTCCACCAATCACATAAAAGGCGGCTACGTACACCGAACTTCAGTGCATAGCCCTCAATCGTGCGGCTTTCCGCTCCGTCGGTAGCCTCACGAATGCGAAGCCCCGACACAATAGCTATTGTTCTTTTCTTTTTCATTCTCCGTTGTTTTTATCGTTGTTGTCATTTCCCTTTGCAGCTGTGCCCGATAGCTTTTCACTGCCCAGCGGTGCAAGATTGGTAGAAAGATAAACCGTATCGCCTCCGTCGATGGTAGGTTGGTTTTCCATCCTGCGCCAATCGTTCACGGTGTAAATGCCGCTCTCGATCGTCTTTTTCTGATAGTCGGCGAGTGACTGCAAATCCATTGAGTAAACACCCCGGCGGTCAAACAGAAAACGGCGTTTGCAGCACAAAGCGCGCGGTATCAGCTTTCGGGTCAGTTCGCATTCTATACGCTTCAATATCGGGTTGAGCGTGTTGGAAAGAAAAGCCACGTTTGCCATTTCGGCACTTTTGTAGTTGCTACTTGTATCATCGAACACGAAAGACGGGTGAACGCCAAAGAAACGGCATATCTCGCGCACCGTAAACTTTCGGCTCTCCAAAAACTGCATATCAGTAGAAGAAAGCGAAATTTGCTTAAAGTCCACCTGCCCCGGCAAACTTACTATGCGCTCGCCCCGGCTGAAACGGCTATCCACGCTTTCGGCGGTCTTCTCCAGTTCCTTGTCCTGGTACTCACCAAATCCCGTAGTAGTCTTGTCGTTGCTGATAATGCCGCGAACACTGCCGCCATTGGTAAACCGGTTTTCCGTCTCCGCATCTCCTGCCGTGGCAATATCCATCGTGCGCCTTGCGTGGGTCAGCACACTTTCGCCCCTGCGCCCGTCTGAGGAATGCAAGTAAAGGTGTATGATGTCCTTTTCCTCGAATGTGCCGAACACTCCATTATAGGCATCGGCTATGTAGTAACGGCTGTTCAGTGGGTCGTGGGTCACGGTGTGAGGTCGGCAAAGCACTAAGTCGGTCAACTCTCCCAGTACATAGCGTGGGTAGATGTAGGCATTTCCCTCAATGAGCATCAGGCGCACCGCCATCGTCCAGAAGTCAAACGCCGACATTTCGGGTTGAGGCTGCACGGTCAGAAGATAATGCAGATCACTTGCCGTGTCTTCCTGATAGCGTCCATCCCTGCACCGCATGTACTGCAAACGTAGGCTCGCCACGCTCTCGCTTAGAAGCGTCACGCACCGATATACCGCTGCAACCGTCATGGCATCGCCGCCCCAGGCCGAAAACACCGCCACGCCGCCACCAGTCCTTACGGTGGTGGGGCGCGCGGTGCCGGCTGTGTCAGCACCTGTTGCCTCACGGCTGAAAAATCGTTTTATGTTATTCCAAAATGTTGCCATCCGTCGTTTCATACAAAACCGCCAAAGCTACGGCAATTTGAATGCTGTCAACTATCTTACTGTTTTCGCTCCGGCGGTGTTCTGTCCTTTAATTATGAGTAAAAAATCCGAAGCTCCCACGCCAAACGGCTAATGAGCCGCTACAAAAATACAATCGTATTTTGCAAAATCCAAATGCCGTTTGGTGCATCGTGGCGCACGTTGGCGCAACGTGGTAAAATTATTAGTTTTTTAGGAAAATAGTTTTTGGCTGTTAGGCTAAAAGGCACAAAAAAGCCGCTACACCATTACGATGCAGCGGCTATGTATGTGGGTTTTGGTAATGTCGGGATCGTGTCCCTATGGCTTGTTGGTCACCGTCTTTATAACGGCATCCTCGGTGAGCCATTCAAGCGGATACATGGCATCAAGCAAACCGTGTATTCTCAACTCGTAGTCGGGTGGCAGTTCCTCCAACAACCATTTCACGTAGTCGCGTGTCTGCCTGATCGCATCACGGAACGTGTCGGCATTATATACCGGCATTCCGTCACGGTCTGTTATCACCAGACTTGTAACTTTCTTAGGCTTCTTGTATCTCATCGCAAACCTCCTTTCTGCAAAGTGGCATTTTTGATATCCACGAAGTTGCAGCCGTTCATAAGAAACTCAAGTGCGCCCTGCACGCATCTCAGTTTTGCTGCGTCGATGCTGTTCTCTGGGTCTATCATCTCCAATAGGGTACATGGCAAACCATCACTGCGTGTTCGGTGAGTCCACAATCCGCGGCGTGCTGATCGAGATGCAGATTTGTATGCGTGAGCTGCTGTTGGAAGGCAAGGCGGTACGCCTCGACGACCTCGGCATCTTCCGCATTGGCCTGGAAACCTCTGCGGCTACCACCGCCAAGGAGTTTACCGCCGACAACATCAAGGCTGTGCGCCTTAACCTCTATCTCGGCAAACGCTTCCGTGCTGCGGACCTCTACAAAGATGCCAAGTTCCGTGAGGCCGGCAAGTATGATGGCGGCGGCGACGATGGCGGCGAGACTGCCGGTACCCACGATGAGGGTAGCAACACCAATGGCGGCAATTCGTCAGGTGACGGCGACACCAGTGGCGGCAATATGTCGGACGGCGGCTCCACCGATGATTCAGCCAATGTTGATCTATAGTAATGGCTTCTGTAATTAGTGGCGGAATATCGTCAATAATGCCGTTTTTTTGGCGTTTTGGCGGCATTTCGCCACTTTTCCGTATAGTTTTACCTCTCGTAGGTGTAAAGTAGCCCTAAAGTCATTAAAAGCGTTATCGCTCCATCTATCTTGCGGTATTGTGACACTTTGAGCGGCTTTTTGTTCTCCAGATTGTCGGTATCTATCACGCAATTTTCCAAACAGAAAGCGTTAATAGGGTTGTCGTTAAACTCTATCTTTACCGGGTCACTCCATGCAAGCATCTCAAAACTTTCGACTGGTAGGTTAAAGTTTCCGTAGGTCTGACTAAATGGGGTTAGCACGTTCCTCGCTCCGACTGACTTTAAGATACTCGTTAGCTCCTGCGCCTTGTAAGCATCATAGCCAATACGGATAATATTAACCAACTTACTGCGTCGTAATATATCCTCGGTAATCATCGCCGTGTCTATCTTCTGCCCTTTGCAGAAAATAAGATACCCTTTTTCGTTCCAAAGTCTATAAAGCTGCTCGTTGGGATGCCCTTTTAACGCTCCCTCCGGGAAATAGTAATCAGTATGCGTGTAAAACTTCTTATTGCCCGATAGGTACACGGTATAAGATACTGCGCTGAAATCATCATGCACCGACAAATCAAACGCCACGGCACAATCTGGGCGACCCTGCACCTGATCTATACAGAAATTGCCCAATAATTCTTTTGCCTTTTCGTGGGTAAACCACGTTTTTTCGTCGTTTATCGTGAAAATATTAAGCAATTTCGTGCGAAAAGCCAACATATTTTCGGCTGATAACTGGGCGGTCTGATACTCATTTTCGTAGTAGTCCGGTTGCACCGTGATACCCAAATGTGGCTGCACCTTTGCCCACGTCTCCGGGCTGTCCTCTGCATCGTCCACATCAGGCATGAAGATAGATGCAAACATGGTGTCGCTTTCTGCCTCACCTCGTAGTACTGCCATCACTCCGTCAAGTTCGTGGGCAAATGGGCCATCTACCACATCGCTTGCTGTTGTGATAATGATAGTTAGCGGCTCACGCCTTGGCCCCATTGATGTTGTCAATACGTTTTTGAGGTCTGCGCCGTTCTTGCCTGCCGTGTTCCGGGCTTGGGCATACTCATCCATTATCACCAATGAGGCAAACAAACCATCTTTGGTTTTAGCGTTGGCGGTCAAACATTGTATGAGAATACTTACACTCATACTTTTCCTATTGCAACATTCTCACCACACTCCGAGCAAAACCTCTGTCCATCCTTCACTTCTGCCCCGCACTTCGGACATTTCTTCGCATCCTTTGCTTTATCGATGCTACCATCTTTCTTTGCTTGCTTATAGGCAGCTTTGCCCTCTTTCACCATATCCTTGATATTCGACTCATTGATGATGTCACGGATGATGTGTTTGGTGTCATCTGATTCTGCTACGTGCAGAGTGCCATCAGACTGCATCATTCGGGTGATGAGTTTCAGATAAATAATGGCGGAGACGTAAACAATGGTGTAGCCAAGGGCGGCGTTTAGAGCAATGGCGGCGGCAGTTCCCACTCCGGGGATGATGGATAGGATAGATGAACCGATGAGCACGGCAACAAAAGCACCAGCATTTGTTATCAAGTTTGTAACAATGGCAGAGCCAATAAACTTTGCTGTATTCTCAGACATAGAGATGCCGAGAGTCTTGTTGATCTTGACGTATGTTGCCCATACGAAACCAGTTTGCGTCAATGCCGCTGCTACTCCTGCAAAGCCTGGAGCCACACCAGCCACGCCACTTGCTACGGCTGCTGCAATGGCATAGTCGCCTATTGTGTCCTTTATTTGTTCTATCTTCGTACCATCAAGTGAATGGCGCATTGATTTGTCAAGGTCTTGTAAAGCCTTAGCTAATATTCCAGGATGTATATTCATAGTGTTTTTGTATT